TTATATTTTATGAAATACAATACAAAGAAAAAAAATAAAGATATTAAAAATAAAACAAAAAAACAATTTTTATTTAATCCAGAAAACCCTAAAAAATCGTTTGACGTGTATATTGACAAAAATCCAACGGATACAATAAATATAAAATATACAACATTAGAAGATGTTAAAAATACTATTAATAAATTAGAAAAATTATACAAAAATAAAAAATATACACATAAGCGTATATGGCAAGTAGGTATGATTATGTATGTTCGTTTAAAAGTATTGAGACATAAAAAACCCAAGGAATATGCTTTGGCAAATAAATATTTTATTTTTTTAGGAAAAAGGACAAAATTAGGTGAAAGATTAAGATATAAATTTTCATTTAAGGATGGAATATAATTTTTTTTGTTTTATATATCATTACACCTTTTTACATTTCAAACGCCGAATAAAAAAGAGGTTTCCCTCATTTTTATTTTTTTATAATCATTAAAATTAACTTACAATTTAAAAGTAACTTTACTATATCGCACAATATAACTATATTCTACAGGCAAATTTACTCTACATTTTTCACTATTTCTTCTAATTGTTGCCGCTCCTTTTATATGAGTAAGAAGTTCACAATCATTTAATCCATACAAATCGGTATAATGAACTTCTACGTCAGAAGTCCAATCTACTCCGCTTCCAACCCATCCGAATTCTTCATTAGTCAACGAGCTATCAATAAGAGGTCCGAGCTCACGTGAATTATGTGAGCGGATATGTCGCAACAGCAACCAGTTTGCCTTGAGATCTGCTTTTCACAAACCATAATCTATCGCCTGGTTTAACATTTTTTATAAAATGTTTATTTGTATCAACTGTTGAAGAAATCCCCCAAATTCGGTATTTTGAAGAGTTTTTAAGGTTTGCTCCATCACCACATCTCAATATCCAATCAGTAGTCATTTTAAAATCTCAAACTTGATATATTTTATGCCTTTTTAAAATATAAAAAAAGTATTTCATTTTTTTTAGTTTACATATAAAAATACGTAAACTAAAAATTATAATTGGCGTTTGAAATGTAAAAAAGTGTAAAATTATTTTTTGCGTGTCATTTATTAAATTGTGCGATGTAACAAATATTATAAAAATATCACACAGTATCATTATTGTTTAACCGAATTAAACAATATAAAAATTATTTATATAATTTATAAATAATGGAAAATAATAAGGTTTCGTATATAAAATCTGACAATAACGTATTAATAAATGAAACGTGTATACGATGGGTTGAAAAAATAAATAATTGTTTAGAAGTTTGTACGAAATCACTCGGATGTACTTCAAGATATGATACCCATAGAATATGTGAATCAAGTAATCCAGATAGTTATGCTAAAATTAACAAACACTTTGAATAAATCATCGGTCACTTCTTAAATTGTGGGTCATTTCTTTACTCCATATAATACCATAATAATTGTATGGTATTATATTTATTGGTTTTATTAGGTTTGATTGTTTGGTGGGGATGTGATGTTTATTAAATATTGGTTTTTATCAAGATGACACAGTATCATTTTTATTCCTTATTTGTTTAACGTAATCCTTTTTATTAAACAGTAGTTCTTTAATTTTGTCTTTAATCGCACAAGTTGTTTCGTCTTCATCTTTGGAATCCAAAAACTTTTTAATTTTACGACAAGTTATATCATCTAAATTTTCGTGTCTGTCTTCAAATTCGTCAGCCAAATAATTGCAATTATTATTATACATATCATCTAATAATTTTTCACGGTCCGTAATATTCCATTGCCCGTCTAGATGAACTAGTGCGTACTTGCTCTTAATATCACCAATATAAACATTTGTATTTTCAGGTTTGTCCTTATTAAAATGTTTCATTTCAATTAACTTTGGGATCGACATAAAACATTCTTTAAAAATAGAGATTATTTTTTTCTCGGTGATGTGGGTCATGTCTTCATTCCCATAGTTATTTACAATAAAAGTATTATTACTATTATTACTATTATTAGTATTATTACTGTTTGTTTGTGTAGATCCTTGTCCTCCTGCTTTAATCATATTTTCCAAATGTAATATTTTGTCTTCGAGAGATTGGATTCGAAGTTGTTCCCTTTTATGTTTTTCGTTTTCTTCATTATAGCGACGAATTTTTACAGGACACGTTTTAGTTTCGTGCCTTAATTTGGTATATTTATTTACGTATTTTTTATTACACCATATACAATCGTTATTAATTATTTTAACACACGGGGTTATTCTATCTAAATGTTGCTTATAGTTTCCCTTTACTGTAAACAATTTTAAACATTTATCGCATTGATATTTATTCATAATAATTTAGATGTTGTCGTATTTTTATGTTATTTACCGAAATGTTAATAAATTCATAAATTATTGAGAAAATGTTAATAAATTCAGCATCGGGTAAATATTATGTTATAGTTTTGCGTGTCTCTTATTATAAACGCTAATAATAAATACGTGATTTTCATTTATGAAATTATTAACATTTTAAAGATAATTTCGGAACTCCATAACTGGTTATTTTTGGGTTGTAAGTATGTATATTATTACCAAATATGGTTTATCTATTATACCTTATGAATTTCTTAACATAAAATGTTAATGTTTTCATCGTCCGCGCGCGCAACTTCATTTTTCAAAAAGAGTAATAGAATGAAAATAAATAAAAATAGAATTTTTCAAAAAACTATTGAGTATCTTTTATAGAATTATGGAACCCTTGTCCAAAAATGTTAATAAATTCATAAATTTTTGAAAAAATGTTAATAAATTCATTATCGTGACAATATTATTTTATATTTTTGTGTGGTTGTTATGTGTATCGATAATAATATTTTGGGGGTGTATGATTTATGAATTTATTAACATTTTAATGTTAATTTCGGAACTCCTTAAATTGATAATTCAATAACATACATCGCAATATTATTACCATATATGGTTTATCTGTGACTGCTTATGAATTTCTTAACATAAAATGTTAATATTTCCATCGTCCGCGCGCGCAACTTCATTTTTCAAAAAGACTAATATAATGAAAATAAATAAAAAAGGAAATAAAATAGAAATAATTAAGTATCTTTTTTAAAATCAAAAATAAAATTGAAATAAAAGTATTTGAAATAAATATAACAACAAATATAAATAAAATGAACACTTCGCAAATGTATAATGAATTACTTGATTGGATTGATATTACCAAAATAGATTGGGATATTTTATCAAATAACAAAAACGCAGTTGGTTTGTTGGAAAAGAACCAGGATAATATAGACTGGTTTAACTTCTCTGGAATTCCTGGTTCTGCACGTTTTCTTGAAAAGAACCACGATAAGATAAACTGGGATAATCTTTCATTAAACGATGGACCAAACGCGATACAATTATTAAAACATAATCCGGATAAAATAAATTGGCAATATTTATCGGCAAATCCTCAAGGATTTGATTTATTTAAAAATAATCTGGATAAGGTTGAATGGTGTTCCCTTTCTTTAAATGAGAGTTTATCCGCAATGAAAATATTAGAACAGAATCTTGAAAAAATCGATTGGGTATATTTTTCAAAAAACCCGTATGGTATTCGTTTATTGGAAAAGAATAGGGACCTTATAGATTGGTGTTATTTATCGTTGAATGACGGCGTCGGTGTTGAAAAATTAATGGAGGAAAACGAATCTCAACTTAGTTATAGTTGTTTATCGATGAATCGAAATAAAAACGTGTTAAAAATATTAGAAAAACACTTCGCCGATATAAATTGGGTTTTATTATCATTAAATCCAGAAGCGATATATATATTAGAAAAACACCAGGATAAAATCGATTGGGAATGTTTATCTGGTAACCCAAATGCGATCTATTTATTAGAAAAGAACCCGGATAAAATCGATTGGTCAAAATTATCAGGTAATCCAAATGCTATTCATTTATTAGAAAAGAATCGAGATAAAATAGACTGGAATATGTTATCTACAAATCCAAGTATATTTAAAATAAATTATTCTCTTTTAAAACAGACTGCGTTGGATTTTGGACTTAATGCAGAAATAATATCTGAAAGGTTTCATCCAGATAATATTACAAAATTTCACGGATGGGGGATTGATGTTTCAGCCCAATGGGGTATTTAAAGTTATAACGGACAATTAAAACAAAAATAAAAAAATAAAAAATAAATAAAAATAGGGGAAACCCTTTTTTTTCGGGTAACTAGTTAATGTCTACAATATATGCGTTACATTTTTTTAGTAAATAAATAAATGACTGCGAATAAAAAAAATTGAAACAAAAATAATCGTTGTATGGAAGATAAATAACAAACGCACAAACACAATAAAATATCTAAAATGTCAAGTTTTAACGCATCAATTTTATTTAACGAGTCTTTAAACAACCAAATTGCCAATCTTGCTATGGACTTAGCAATACGTTCTGTAATGGAATGTAGTAGAAAGTATGGTTTTGATGGAGAAGAGGCGGTTCGTGAACTCGGTCTTGGTAATAATTTATTACAATTACAGGTTGATACTGTAGTTGATAATGAAACCGAAACAGAAGAAGCGTCCGAACTAGTAGAAGTTCCTGTTAATAATAATAATAAGCCAAAAAAGAGTAAGATTGTATTATCTTTATCAAAACGTGAACCTCCCGTTAAAAAAGTGAAAGAAGTAGTTGTAAAACCACCATTTCCTTTACCATATAATGGTACTATTAACGAGGGATCCTGTTTAGGTTTAAAAAATAATCATTGTTTATTTACACAATGTGAATTAAAACGAGTGGTTAATTCAGATTACTGTAAGACGTGCTTGGCTCAATCAGAAAAGAATTCCAATGGGAAACCAGATTATGGAACAATTACTGATAGATCTCAAGTTGGAATAATGGATTATCGCGACCCAAAAGGAAACGGACCTATACATTATACAAAATTTATTAAAAAACTGGGAATAACCCAAGAGGATGTTATCCGTGAAGCTAATCGCTTAAATGTTGAACTTGATCCTATTCATTTTGTAGAACCCGAGGTTGTAATCAAACCAAAACAAAATGGTGGTGATAAAAAGAAGGGAAGACCTCAAAAAACTGATAAAGTTATTGATGTTGATGAAGTCAATGATTTATTTGCGGAAATTTCATTATGCGGTAAAGCCGACCAACCACTCCCTGAATTAACTCAAGAATTAGATATTACTGAACCAGTAGTTGTTCAAGTTAATATTCCTACTGGAAAATCAAAGGCAGAGGAAGTTTCTGAGAAGGCAAAGAAGACGGAAGAGGCTAGACTTGAGAAAGCAAAGAAGGCTGAAGAAGCTAGACTTGAGAAGGAACGCAAAGCAGAGGAAAAACTTGAAAAGGCGCGAAAGATCGAAGAAGCTAAACTTGAAAAGGCGCGAAAGATCGAAGAAGCTAAACTTGAAAAGGAAAAAAAGGCAGCAACTAAAATTACTAAGACTGATAAAAATATCAAAAAGGACAATGATATTAAGCAACCACAGGTAGTTACAGAACCAGTTGTACGTTTTGAAACTCCTATAATTAATAATGTTGATATTAACGTAACAACATTTGAATTTGATGGTGTTATGTATTTTAAAACAGCCGATAATTTGCTTTATAACGCAGCCAGAGAAATGGTTGGAAAAGTTACCTCAAATAATGATGTTATTCTTTATGACTCAGATCAAGAATCTGACGAGGAAAGTGAGGATAGTTATGATGAAGAATAAGTAGTTGTAGTAAAGTAGATTAGAAATAATAAAAAAACAAAAAAATAAAAAAACAAAAAAAAGGGGAAACCCTTTTTTTTTACGAATATAACTAAAAATTGAAATTATTTTATATAACAATTAAATAACAACTATAAAATGATTGAAACGATTGAAGACATTAACGATTTGTTTAAGCAATATATAACAGAAAATATGTTTTATACAAATTTTATTGAATATGAATCAATAACAGACCAACAAAAAAAACGCGACTGGGTATATAATTATTTGTCTTTACTTTTTATAGATGATTTGATTGAAATGTATTGGATGGATACAATTGTAATTAATGATAATGTTATAACTGAAATGAATGCATATATTGATTCCAATATATTGGATCATAGAATTATGATAACAAATTCAAATAATTGTTTAAAAAATATAATGATAACATACTTTAAGTGTTACCTTAATCTTAACATTTATATAGAACGAAACGGCAATTACGAATTTAGTGATGTTGATGCGTTTGTTGAATACATTGATAGTAAGTTATTTCATAAAAAACATTTAAAATAAAAAAATAAAAAAAATAAAAAAAAAGGGGAACCCCGTCTTTTTTTATTATAACTTATAGATAATATATAAATTTTTAGTAATTGAATAAATAAGTTAATATAAAAAAAATTGAAATCAAATATCTTGTGTATATGATTAACAAATAACTAATAAACAACAACCTACAATAACTAAAAATGATGACCAGATTACAAACTAAACGTGCTAATTTATTGGCTCAATCTTATGAAACAGTCGGAAAGCCTGATTCAGAACTTAAGAAGTTAATGGCAAAATGTGAGATATCTCCTGTAATTGTACAGATAGAATGTATGTTAGAAATATATAAAATTCAAAACGCACATTTGGAAT